CAAGTTATTCGTTAACCAAACAGTATCACCTAATTGTGCTGTGTTTATGGTTTCATTAATCTTACCAACAACCGCGCCACCCGTTTTAGAATAGCGCTTTTTGTCGTTTGTTAGCTCTTTCGATGGCGCATTTATAGTTGGATACCAATTGCCCCTTGCCCTGCCTGTATCCACTGGCGTATCTAATACTACCGCCTGATCCAGATCAAAGGCTATCTTCTTAAATATAATCTCTGCATTATCTCTTGTCTGTTGACCAAACTTCTTTAGTGATGCTTTGAACTTAAGGGCATTTTTAGGCATTAGATACCCCCATCTTATACATAACATCAGTGCCGCCTGTACTTATAGAGCTAATAACATCAACCCTTAATCTTTGGCTATTTATTAGCACTATATCATTCACTAAAGGCACAACACTTGCTGCAAAGGTTTCTTTGACCGACATTAAAAGCCCGAAATCACTTTTAACAATAGAATCATCACTATAGCCTTGAGTCATCCCGCTATTTGGGCCTCTCTTTGGCAGTATCACCACATATACAGTAGTGTCTGTAAAGCTTTCTGTGTGAGTGCCCGTAGAAGGATCATAAGAGCCTGCATCCTTCCTAAGCGTTGCTTTTCGCCCATACCTTTTAATTAATCTGCCTGCTGTATCATCTCTCAAACGATTATAGAAGCCAATCGAATCAGATTGATTTGCACCCGCTCCACCGTTTGAAAAATTTAACATATTAAGCCCTTAATAGTTGGCCGTATTGAGTAGTCAAAGGGGCAAGCAATTGATGTACATGATTCAAAACATCCTGCCCCTGTTGCCTGAGCGAATTACTATACTCTACTTCTATAACATCCACTTTTTCACGAACAATGGCCTGATCACTGGTAACGATACCCTCTAAATCATAGGTTCCCTGCCTGAATAAATCGGCCACAATAGCCGTGGCCTCTTTAACCTGCCAAGGTGCATCTGTTTCACCTACAACAAAGCCATCCAGATCTTCAGCGCTGGTTCTAGGCCATTTCAATCTCTGACTACTAGCAGCCCTAATGCCTGTAAAATTGAAATTCCTATCAATCCAATCTGTGCCCTGCCTAATATAAGATTCCTTCTTGCTGGTGCTTAAATCAGTCCAATCTGTATTAGATCTGTTAGACCAATAAGTATCTATATTGGTTACTGAATCATAGGCATCTGTTAACAATGTCAAAGCCATATTTATTCGCCCGCTGGTGGTCTGCCTCTTCTGCGTCTAACCTGTGTTGGATCAATCCCTTCAGGCTCTTCTTTAGCTTCTTTGACTACTGGTACAGGCTCATAAAGCTCCAAACACTTATTAAGCCTAATCTGATCTGCATCAGCATAGCCAAAAAACTTACCATTTTTAGTTACTGGGAACGTTTGCTTTCTCTTCATAATTGCCTCAAGTTGGGTTGAGATTAAAAAAAAGGGGGTAGGGTAGGACTACCCCCAAGGGCTACTACTCTAAGATTAAGCTCTTAGAACCCTTACTGCTAGTTGACCATCTAATACCTGCATACCATACAGCACATCAAGGGCTACATAGTTTGTAGCAGTATCGCCATCATAGTACATTCTAGCACGTACAGATAAGCCGCTTGCTGGATCTGTTACTGTGTCTATCTCAGCACCTCGCCCATCACCAGTCATAGGTAAAGGTGCAAAGGCTAGTGCAAAGGCGTTTCTATGAAACATAAGGTTTCTAGTATATGCGCTCTCTTCCACAGCGTTTAACAATGCAAAGGTTACTACAGCATCATCTGCTACACTTTGCCGCAATGCTGGATAGAAGGTTAAGTTACCTGCACCAGTTGAAAAGGTGGTGTTTGCAGTTAGAATGTAAACAGTATCATCCCCTGCAATAGTGAAGGTGTCACCAATCTGTACAGTCTCAGAACCTGTAAAGCCATCTACCGCAATAGTAGAAGTGTTGGCATCATAACCAGCCCCGTTATTCACAGCACCAACAACATCACCAGTCGCAGCAGAGGCTGTGGCAGTGGATGATAAAGCGCTCTTGCTAACATCAGCATTTTGTGAGGTAAATACCTCAACGCCAAACCTTCGGCCTAAGCTGCCATTGATAAGGGCATCAGTGTTACCACCTTGGCCTGTAACTTGGGCCTCATGGAATATACCTAAATCAAGAAAATCAGCCTCCATTTGGGTATCAATCAGATAGTGTACATCATTTCCCATTGGGGTTTTATTGTCGCGCAATACTTTACGTGGGCCAGTAATATAGCCACTGTCTACGGTTCCGCTTACAATAGCTTTAGGCCCAACAGTATCACCCAGATCATGCAGATCCTGATCAATCTTATCAGCCAAAGCGTAGGCCGCTGGTGCGATATGATCACGGATGATTTGCTCTGAAGTATAGGCCAGCTCTTTATCAGAAAGGCTAAATTTAACCTCTTCATGGCTTGATAGTGAGATTTGTACATTCTGCCCAACTACGTCTTGAGCAGTTGTACCTGTGCCTGCTACGTGTGTAGCTGCTGTAAAATGGGTAGGTCTTTTAAGATTGATGGTATCGCCTTTGCTGTTGCCTGCACCATTGCGCTCTTCCTCTGCGCCTCTATGCACTCGACCAGCAAAACCAAGGGCTTTATATAGCTGAATTAAAGCCTCATTTGCGAAAAAGGTAGGATTATAATTGCCTAGTACGTTAGCCATGCTTCCACTCTCCTGTAGGTTTCCCCCACAAAAAAGTGGGGCTTGTTACTCTGTGATTCTTAAAGGTTGTCCAGCTTTCGCCGCTCTTTCCTTGGCCTGCCTATATATTGATGGGTTTCTAGCCTGATCTCGCGTAATTGTAAACCCGCTTGAACCGTTAGAAGCTCCACCACTTGCACCCCCACCACTATTCTGGGCAAACCAGTGCGGGGCTTTTTCTTTCATGCCATCTATCCACTCAGAAGGGCTTAATGGATCTCTACCATTTTTACCCAATACTACTGAGCCATCTGGATCCTTGGCTATAACCGCGTCATCATCCGAAATAGTAAAAACATCCTTAGCTCTGTATAGGGCATCATCAATCGCTGTAGGTAAAATGCCAATCTCAGCCGCGTTTCTTCTGATCTCATTATCAAGCAATAGTTGCTTAATTCGTGATCTGCTGCTTGTTAGCTTACCTTCAAGCTCTTGCTGGATATTGTGCGAAGCTTCCAGCTTTTTAGAGTAGTCACCCTGCAAAGCCTTGGTTCTTCTATCCAGAACTTCATCGATTTTGCCTTCTGCTATTAATCGCGTTTCCTCATCATTTTCAAGCCTACTCATAAAAGCTTTCACTTGATCAGGATTCAAATCACCCCACTGGGCCTTAAGGTTTTCAAGCTCTTGTTTAAGAGCCATCTTTTCACCTTTGATTTGATCTCGATTATTTACTAAGCCTTTTGTTGCTTCAGCTACCGCTTGTTCAACTAATGCTTTTACATCAACCCCGCTGGAGTTTTCATCACTCATAATGGCACAGCCTTATCAATTCAATTGATCGTTATTTAACAATGATAATATATATTCTAAATTATGCCAACCCTATTGAACTAAAAGCTTCTTTGTGCTTAGCCTTTAATTGCTCTAGTGTGTATAGCATACCCTCATCATTCTGAAATTTATCTACCTTCAACCCTCCCTCCTTCCATAATTTATAGCGAGTTTCACCTAATGCCTCTATTTGATTCTTTTTTGATGTTTGCGTTAGCCAATCAAAGTAAGTTAAATCATCTGGCACTCTACCATCTAAGCTTGATCTACTTCCCGTGTCTAACTCATCAAAATCAAAGCCAAGCTCTTTCCAGCTCTTTGTCACTGCCACCGTGGTTGATCTGCAATTAGGGTGGGCTGGTGGCCTTGCCATTTGTGGCTTTAAAACCTTGCTTCCCTTAGGTGGTCTAAAATCCGGATCTGGTGAAGTGGGGCCAACTCTGCCATCTCTCACTCTGCAAATTGGGGTTGTCCTAGTGTCTAATGTTGAAACCCATTTTACATACTTAACCAAATCTTGATTGCTGCTCCAAACCTGATCACGCCCCACGTTTGTAGCATGATTAATGGATGTTCTTACTAATGTTCTAATGCCTCTTTTAGTAACCTCTCTAACTCCATCCTTGTACCTTAATGAAGGGCTACCAATAACAGATCTGACTATATTATCTGTGGTTTCACCGCTTATTATTCCATCAAGTATAGTTCTCCATGTTCTAGCCTTATCATTCTTTCTAAGCTCTTCAATCCAATCACCTAAAACCGCCCCGTTAAACGGCTCTAAAGTAGCCGCATTTTGAAGCACCCCCAAATTGGGTGTTACTATATCTAAGGCTATAGGCAACGACTGCTTTAGAAGATCCACCTCTATCTGGCTACTTAAAACAGCCACTTCATGAGCGGTACTCGTTAGACTCTCTTCAATCTGATCATGCATAACATCAAGCAGATTCTCTACCTGAGCCTTCAAAGCCTCCCTTCTCATAGAAGAGAAAGAGCCATCACGGATTATATTAGATAGCTTCTCATTAACGCTTTCTAGGATCTTAACCGCTTCTTTTGCCTCTCTGTTTCCCAGCTTAATCCATCTGATAGATTGGGCTACTTGAAAATCAAACAGCTTTTCATTGACTGTTTCAGCCATTATCTGCCTCAACTAGCTCTTGCTCTTCCTCTGCTGTGCGCTGCATCGGTATAAGCTCACCTTTTTGAAGATTCTCATGAAGAGTTAAACGACTAATAGCCCCGCCCTGCCAGCTTCTTACAAGTGCATCCAATTCTTGTGATGTTAGCTTTGCTTCAACCCAATCTCTATTAAGCTTAAATGAAACTTCATCCCGTGAAGCTCCAACCCACTCAGCCGCCCATGTTAGAAGCCTGATAATGGCCTGCTCGCACATCATAACGCTACTAGATAAAAGAGAAGTTTCCCCTTGGCCCCTCATCCTCGCGGTATCTGCTGCCTCATTTCTGGATTTGCCATCATTGATCATTCTGGCGCCCAATGATGCCATACGTTGCTCTTTATCGCTCATTGCATCTCTTTGAGCCTGAACACCACTACCTGAAAATTCTAACATTCCAGCGCTTCCACCTTCAGGTAATATCCAAATAGTGCCGCTTCCAATTGCTTTTGGCCTATCTGATTCTGTTACGTTTCCAGTTATAAAGGGTGTTGGTTGTGCTGTTAAATATAGGGCGTGCTCATAATCTGCGCTATTTCTGTAGTGTGCTAGATTGATATTAGCTAAATCAAGAAAGGGTGGTTTCTGTACAGATGCCTTTAAATTGTATGGGCTAACAAAGACAAACGGAATGTAATAAAGTGGTGCACCATTGACCATTGGAATAACTGGCTCACCTTCCATGATTGGAGTGGCTCCATTTTCAGTTATCCACCTTCTGACCTCATAAACGCCATCATTGATAAGCAATTCAAGGAATCTTTCATAATCGTTACCCAAAGGATTATCTATATCTTCTCTTAACAATACTCTTGTTAGAACCCTCTGGCCGCCTGTGTACTCTTCAGTCCAATCCACTATATTTTCTGCTGTATAGGCTGCTATATATGGGGCTTGGTCAATCCTCGCCTCTGCTGGATAGTCTAACAATAACCCATATCTACCTATTGAAAGAACCTCTTGCAGCATCTCCTGAACTAATACAACCATTGAGTGACCTTGATTTGAAGCCTCTTCAATCATTGAATCTAATCTTGTTGGTAACGTTATTTGCGGCTCATTCCTGAAAATTAGCCCCACCATGCCCCTAAGTGTTCGCTCTGAAACGCCATAAAATGAAGCTCTCTTTTTGTAAGCTTCATATTGATTACTATTCTGTGCTGATGGCTGTGGAAGATATATTGTGGCCTGCTCTTTTACCTGATCCTCACCCTCAATAACATCACGTATTTTTTGCCACTGTTGCCGCCGCTCTGTGTAGCTCTGATTCTCTGAAGTTATATAATTTTCATCTTGCGTACTCATAAAGCCCCCTTATGGTGCTGCGCTTTTATATGGGTGTTCTGCAGGTAGTGAAGCTTCTATACCCCACTTGTGGGCTAGATAACCTTCCATTATCTGCCTATCCTCTTCTGTATCTGTGCCTTCAACTATCACCACCTCATAATAATTGCCAAGCATATTCAAAGGGCTTGTTGGTGATGCATCATAGAACCCTAAATAAAAATCAGTCCAGCTTGTTAAATCCGCCCCAGTTAAAGAATACAGCATATCAGATCCTGTATTTGCAGCATCATGGAATGTATTTCTAGTTGGTGATACCAATTCAGTACCATCTACATATAGCGTAGGAGAGCCAACATTTCCATAAACAGTGCTTGGGCTTGCATCTTGCGCCATACCCATATATCTGGCACTTGTATTAGAAAAATCACAAGTAGTAGCATCAGAAGATTGTCGCACAGCATAAACGCTGACAGCGCCCGAATAAATTGCACCGCCAACGCTCAATAAGTCATTGCCATCAAATACTATAGCGCTATCAGCATAGGTAGGCTGATTGTCAGTAACGCCATTAGAAACATTATAACCATTGCCGCTCTTATCATCCCACTGAGTAACCTTTCCAGCGCTTTCTGTAACAGTCTCAGAATCAGCCCCATCAAGCCATAAAACCAGAGTAACCTGTGAAGGATCAAAACCATCTGTAATAGGTGCCGTTACCTCATCAGACAAAATATAAGGCACCCCCGCAATCCTTCTGAATTCTCGCCTTTGAGCCTCTGTAGGGCCACTGCTCCACGTAACATTACAGACTGTTATTAGTGTATTCTCTCCGGTTGTGTACTCCCTGCCCACTCTTGCAGCGTTTGAGTAGTTATCACCCTGTTTTACAGGATCACCATAAGTAATGCCCGTAATGGGCAATCCTGCCTGCTGCAATTTTGATAACAAACCATCTGCCATTAGTAGAACCCCGCCAGCGTTTTAGCCTCAAATATACCATTGCCCAATTTGCAAGCAGTTGCAGCCCATACCATTGCATCCAATCTATCAGGGCTTTCATCACCGCTTAACGGCTCCCAAGTGCAACACATAGTTTCCAGCTGCCTCATCCTGCCACAAAAATGGGCTTCACCCTCTTCAAATATAGCAGCTATAGGCTCCGCCCTTGCTTGCTTGCCCCTACTTGCATGTATCATTTTAACATTAACATTAGGATTGTGGGTTTTAATAGTATGTTTTACCATTTCCCCGCCTTGATTACCCTCTGCTATTATCAAATCAGCCTGCCATTCATCAAAGGCTTTACATGCTTGTTCTGCCCACTCAGCTGGTGAATACCTACCGCTGTAATCCGCCAATATATAAAGATGGTCATCACTACCTAAGCCAGCCACGACTATACCCGTTTCATTTGAGCCTTTCTTCTTTGTCGTAGCAGGATCAACACCAACAACAATTCTAACAAACCAAAAATCCTCACTGTTAGGAATATAGTTTACTCTCGTTGCATCTATTAACGCCCTACTCCAAAGAGCATCTTGAGAATCTTCTACATAGCCGCCGCCCCATATATGGTTATACTGCTCTGGCCTCTTCTCTAGGTCATTCAGCCTCTCTTGCTCTAATACAACAGGAAACCAAGGATTATCTTGGTAATTTATTTCAACTATTTTAGAGTCTTTGGGTGGATCCTTTCTAAACCGTTTATCTGTTGCTGAATTCTCTATTTCTGGATTCCACGTTACCCAGATCTCAGAGTTTTGCTCTCTTACTGTTGGAGTTAATTTTCCCCAGCATTTCTCGCTTACTGGCTCTGCCTCATCTACCCAGCAAATTAAGATCTTACTCTTTGACTTTAATGCGTCTATATTCCTTGATAAGCCCTTAAAGCTGTAACTCACCCTTCCACATTTGGTTTTAATATATTTCTCACCAATCTCAAAATGAGGCGCTAACCAAGGCAATGAATTAATAGCCGCTTTAATCTCTGTTAAGCTACTTTCTTCAAGCGTATTCTGGAACTCGCGGCCACATAATATAATGCCATCCCTGCCTGCTTGAGCGAACATGTGCGCTCTTACCGCTGTCATTGTTGCAAAGGTTCTAGTTTTCCCTGATCCTCTACCACCATAAGCCCCTCTATAACGTGCCTCACCCAAGAAAGCATCTATTAGCTTTGGGGGCATCTGAACATTAACACTAGCCATCTTTGCCTGTTAGCTTAATTTCTGAAAACTTAATAGGCCCGCCATTTGCGCCTGTAAATGTGTTATCTCTACGGTCTTTCCACTCATCAGGTGCTCTATTTTTTAAGTAAAATATTTGCGCTGTAGTATCGCCTTTTTTTGCTTTTTCAAAGAGAGCATTTGCTATTACAGCCAAGCCTTTATCTTTCCCCTTTTTTATAGTGCCCGTTAATTCAGAGTGTATCTTTTTTTTGCGCCATAAAGTATCACGTGACCACCCAATGCAGCTACAAATTTGCGCTTCTGTTAGACCTTGAGCTGCCAAAGTTTCTATCTTCTTTAATAGCTCTGGCGTTACCTCATAGGGGTTTCTTCCACGCTTAGATTTCTCAGTAACAGCCTTCTCCTTTGCTGGCTTCTTTTTAACAGCCTTTTCCTTTGCAGATGCCTTCTTTTTGGCAGCAGGCTTTTTCTTTGCTGCCTTCTCTTTTGTCTCTTCACTTTTCTTCCTAGGCATTTTCCACCCCCATTGAATTGTAGCTTTCCCCTGTAGACTCTAAAACAGCATCTTTCCTTGGTTTTTTTTCATAATTTATAAACTTTTCAATAGGCCAATACTCAAGCGATTGCATGATATATATCCTTTAACTTTTGCCTTGTTGCAGATTGATACTCTCTTAATATACTTCCATGTATAAGCTTTATTTCTGGGCATCCATGATTCAAAAGATCATTCACCTGAGTCTCTACTAATTTGTGATGCTTTTTACATAAAGCAATCAAGTTTGATTGTGAATTATCATGGGTTATTCTATAAGGCATGATATGATGAACGTCTATATTTTTGAAAGTTCCACATATAGCGCAAAACCTAGCCCTTTTTAAAGATTCTTCCCTTATTTTCTTCCACCCAGATCCATAGCCAGAAACCCTTTCGGTATCGCAAAGATAGTCGTTATAACATACTCTGCTACAGAAATTTCCGGACGTGTTATTAGTTTTACCAAAAACTGCAGTTTTATATGCCTTAAATTCTTTGCTGCACTTCTTGCACTGCCTTATTGTTTTCTTATCTCTAGCTCTGCAATCAATTGAGCAATAGGCTTGTCCTGTGCTTTTCCTGATAGGTTTTTTGCATAACTTACAACCTATTCTCTCAGCCCTAACATTGCCTCTTACACCCTTCCCACCCCTTGCTGACGCACATCTTTTACAGACTTCTGGCTTTGTATCTTTCCTTGCCGTGAACTCTGTGCCACAATCTCCACATAAAACATCCTTACAGCCATTTCGAATAAAGCTTTTTGACTTATTAT